TTCCAGCATCGGCACCTCAGTCCAGAGCCAATGCATTTGCTCTGAAGCTTTGAAGGCGTCGAATGCCCACGGGTAGTTGAACGGCTTGTAGTAGTTCCGTGCATCGGTGAGTTTTAGTTTTTTCTTGACCATGATTATCCCTCGCAAGCCACGCAAACGTCTCCGTCTGCAACGGCAGTTAAATCCACCTCGTCTTCGAGACGCTTACGCTCGATACGGGTGCCCACTTTGTCTGCTTTTCTGAGTTTGTCTGAGCGGCAGTAATACAGGCTCTTCAGGCCCATCTTCCACGCAAGGAAATGAATGGCGTGGAGATACTTCACGTTCACGTCCGGGCGGAAGAACAGGTTCAAAGACTGCCCCTGATCGACGTATTCCTGACGGTCGGAGGCCAGATCCACGAGCCACCGCTGGTCGATTTCGACTGCGGTTTTAAATACCTCTTTAACTTGCTCTGGGATCTCTAGATGCTGGACAGATCCGTCATTCGCAATGATGGTGGCCCAGACTTCGTCCGTGTCCATGCCAAGCTTTTCGAGTTCATGTTTAAGAAAACGGTTTTTATAAACATGAGCCCCGGACATGGTGTCCTGACGGAACACGTTGGCTCGATACGGCTCGATAGAGGGGCTTGTATTGCCCATAATCAGGCTCGACGAGGCGTTGGGGGCGATAGCCATCCAATGGCTGAACCGACGGCTTACACCGGCTTCTGCGGCGTCCTCACAGGCGCCACGCTTCTCGAACAGATACGTGTCTGCTTCGGCGCACTTAGCATGAATGTGCTTAAAGATGGCACGGTTCGCTACTTTGGCGACGACGGAATCGAAGGGAATATTGTTCTTCTGAAAGTATGCATGAAGTCCAAGTGCTCCGAGACCCACGCTCCGCTCACGTATCGCAGAGTACCGAGCGCGGCGTATGGCATCAGGTGCGTTATCAATAAAATGGTTGAGTACATTGTCTAGCATCTCCATTGAATCGCGAATGAAGAGCGGGTCGTCTTTCCACTCGTCATAGTATTCAAGGTTGACGGACGATAGACAGCAAACAGCAGTCCGCTCCTTGTTCGTCGGCAAGAAAATCTCGGTACACAGGTTGCTACCGTTGATCGTCAGGCCCTGATCTTTCAACCAGCTTGGAAGCTTGTCGTTGGCGTTGTCGATGAACACCAGATACGGCTCACCAGTCTGCATCCGCAGGTCGAGAAGCTTCTGCCACAGATCCCGTGCGCTAACCGTGTCGGTCACTTCGTCATTGTTCGGGTTAATCAGATCCCAGCTATCGTCGAAGTCCGGATCCCGCATACAATTCTCGATAACCTGCATGAACTTGTTCGATACGTTCACGCCGTGATGCAAATTGAGTGTACGGACGTTCTGATCCCCGGTCGGCTTACGCATTTCCATGAACTGGATGATGTCCGGGTGCGAGATGTCCAAGAAAGCGGCGTAGGAGCCCCTTCTGGTGCGTCCCTGACGGTATGCGAGGCACGAGGCGTCATAGACCCGCAGGTGCGGCATTACCCCGACAGATTTGTCGTCAACGCCACGAATAGCGACATGAATCCCGACACCGCCGCCGAGCATCGACAGCCAATTTACTTCCGAAAGTGTGTCCACCAATCCTTCAGCAGAGTCGTCCAGATAAGATAGGAAACAGCTAATGGGTAGGCCGCGCTTACCCCTACCAAAGCTAAGAATAGGAGTGCTGTAAGAAAGCCAATGCCTAGAACTGTAATCATAAAGGCGTTGAGCGTGTTCATCATCACTTGCAAAAGCCTTTGAAACATAAGCGAACCTTTCTTGCGGGCTAATCTCGTCGTCCCGCATATAACTTTCACGCAATCTGGTCATGCCGAGTTCATCGAACAAGGCGTCCCTCGATAGATCTGTTTTGATTGTCATCTGATCCCCAGAAAAAAGTGGCCCGTTACCGGGCCGGTTAAAAATACCTAAATGGAGTACGTTCGTTCCCTAAATGGGTACGTTAGCGGTCGTCGCCGGAGCCACCGAGGACGCCACGGGCAAGCCTAGAATTCAGCTTGTCGAGGTTTCCACGAGCGGTCGTAGACAGGTTTAGTTGGAGGTCTGTACACAGACAGGCACAGTACCAAAGCACGTCACCAATCTCGGCGGCGATGGCGAAACGAGTACTGTCGTCCAGTACGCCGTTCTTATCGCGGTAGATTTTTTTGACTTTGTTAGCCACTTCCCCGGCTTCTGCGGCTAGGCCGAGTGCGGGGTACATGACGGAGAACTGCTTCGGATAGATGGCGGTTGATGCCGCCTCGACTTGATAGTCGTCGAACTGCATGGCAATACCCTTTATTTTTGGGTTGAACGGATGCGAGAGATCTCGCGGTCTAGGTAAAAAATGGCCTTCTCAAGATCTTGGATGGGACTGCTAGATTTGAGTCCGGCCCTCCAGATATATTTTACCGCGTTTCCGAGGCAGAAGTTCATGTGTTCGGTGATTTCGATGCACTCAACCCCACTCGGATGCTGGGTATAGTGCGGCGGGCTGTTGACCATATCGACGTCAGTCTGCGCTAACTTACTTGCGAGAAGTTCACCGAGGTGGGCGTCTTTATGGGGGAATGGCCGGCCGGGATCCGCATTAGGGTTATCCACAGTATCGAACGGGTACGTATGTGCTCTGAGCATTTCAATGCTTCCTATTAGAAGGGTTGAAGGTGACGACGTTTTGGCCGAGATCCTCTTCGATTTTCTCTGGCTCAAACGTGATCTCGTTTCGGCAAGCCTCGGTCTCCATGCCGGCCTGATAAACCTTGCCGTACTGGCGTAGTTCGTCGAAGCGGGTCTGCACGGAGCCCATGATGCCGTGGAGTACTTCCACAATCGCGTCGACAAGTTCTTGGTCGAGGTCGTCAGCAAGCGTCCAAGACATCTCGCCGTCGATCTCGCCATCTTTGTTGACGAATAGTCGGATTACTCCTGAATTGATTGGTTCTTTATGCCGCATTTAAAGTCCTTATCGATTTAATGATTTTGAGAGAGGTTCGACGGGTGGATTCATTGATCCAGTTGTCGGGCACCATCTTATCAGCGAAGTCGAACCCGTGTTTCGAACACCAGTCTGCATAAGTAGTTTTTGACCCTTTGCGTAACTTGGCGTTTGAATTCGAGAACACGAACCGGATATCGAGCCCGGGGTATTGGGCCTTGATGAGGACGTGTTTCTTGCGGTCTTCGATGACGAAGCGCCCCTTGGTTTCAATGATGATCCCGTTGGGAAGCACATAGTCGGGTGTGTACTTGTGCTGGGTTGCTGGAACCTCGTAGGAGATCTTGAAAGGCTCGTATTCCGCTTCGATGCCGGCAGACTGGAGTTGGGCCCCGACTTTTTCTTCGAGGCCGCTCCGGTAGCCGGCGGCGATTGCAGATGAGGAAAACTTACGAGTTGCCATTCTTGATCGGGGAAAATGAAAATACTTTCAGCCAGCAGGGGGCACAGTACAGTCTTGTCGACTGAACAACGTCTGCACGGGCCCGCTGACACTCTTCGCATTTAGGTCTCTGATCCATTGTATTTGGTGTACCAGTAGTATTTAGGGGACTGGGCCTGAGAGCCTGTCTGAGGCTTGAACACGGCCTCGGGCCAGCACTTGTTAAGGAAGGGGCAGAAGGTGCACGTCGTACCCAAGCGGAGGCTTCCAGTAGGCTTGCCACGGAACTTCTCTTCCTCGGGTTCGAAGCACTTCTCGAACGGGGCGTCCGTACTCACCTTGAGAACATTCGTTCTCATTGTGGAAACGGTGTCTTGAACTACCGAGTCAGGCATATTGACCTCGATAATCTTGACTTCGCCGGACGCCTTGTTGACTACAATCCAACCTCCGGGTTGTTTCCCTTGGGCCAAACTGTAACCTACGAGTTGCGAAACGTAGCCGAATGGATCGTCCTTCTGGAGCGTCTCGAAATCCGTCCACTTATTGGTGAACGCCCACGGAGACGCAGACTTGGTGTCGAACACCTTGTCGTCGATCTCGATGTCGTTGGTGCCTTTTACATTGACGCCTTCGATTTCCATCGAGACCTGCGACTTGCCCCCGGTGATGTTAAGGCCCGCCGCCCGTAGAACCACTTCCATGATTGCTTCCGTAGCATCGCCAAGAAGCATACGAAGGACGTGGTTGTAGGGATTGCGGGCCCGGACTTCACCGGCCTTTTCCATCTGAAGCTGGCATGAGGGGCGCCCCACGTTCGACATTCGGATGTAGAACTCACGGGGCTCCGGACGAAGCTGTTTCTTCAGCGCCTCTTTGAACATCTCAGCGGCGTCGTCGATCCACTCGTCTTTAACCTCAACAGGCTCACCATTACTTAATTTTTCAAGCGCGAGGTGAACCTGCGCTTCCAGCATCGGAATAGGCATAATTTAGTCTTCCAAGTCAGCTTCGAGGTCGGCCTCATCTTCGAGGATCTCAACCGCCTTGAGGGCGCCGACATCTACGGCCTTGTTGGAGACTGCGTTACGGTGCTTAGACTCGATGCGCTCGTTCTCTTCTTTGATCATGCCGACAATGTGGAGCATGGTGTCGTATGTCACCTGATCCATGCCGACAGGGTTTCCGAGATCGGGCTCGAAGTTCAGCAGGTAGTAAACCACGGAGCCATTCTTCTTACGGCTTGCGGTTACATCGACATTGAAGTCCCACAGCTTTTTGCCCTTGGGCATCTTGTCGATGACTTGCTCTTCAAACGGTGAGAAGTTCACGCCCTTCAAACGAAGCAGGGCAGGGA